CGTGTATTTTCTGCAGGTGTCAGTAAATCTGCATCCACAGTCACCGATTCGGGATCAATGATGGCGTTGACAGGATCCAGGGTATTGGCTGGCAAGGTGTCAGCAAACGGGGTATACAACAATTTGGTTTTGTCTGTGGGGTGCAGTGCCGCGGTACCAACCACTTCGAATCCGGCAGGAGTGGTCAGTCTAATCTGACTGATACCATTTTTAAAGTTCCCACCATACACATCAATCAAAGCTGGCCAAGAATCATCTGTGCCAAACTTGCCGCCTCGACGATTGGCAACATCTTCAGGTTTCAACAAGGTCAGTTCGTTACCCACATATAGTATACCATAATTCAACGGAGTAAAGTATTGACGACTGATCAGATTACCTTCGTCCAAAATATCCAAACTCAAATTACCTTCGCTGTCGTATACACTGGCAATGATCTTCTTGATAACACCAAATTGTTTGACTGCCACTGGCGCTGAGATCCATATGGGGATTTCAAATGTCATGGTAGCAATGTCAATGGGTTCTTCTGTGCCCACCGGAACAGTTCGACTACTCCAATTCACATCCGTCAAAAACACCGCAGTTAAACTGGCCCAGTCCACATAGTTGTCTGAACTTTGAATTTCTAAGGCAGGATTAAACAACACCATCAACTGCTCTAGCAGTTGTAATTTTTGTTCGGTATTGCTGGTCCATACATCTACTTTTAATGTCAAACGATATGGCACAGGCATGGGACGATCAACACTGACAAGGTCACCTTGTTCGTGTAGGTATACACCGGTCACAGGATCATACAGACGTTCTCTGATGCGTACCTTGCTGACAAAAAACGGATCTTGCACACGTTCACGGTCGTACTGCAATGCACTGACATAAACAGCCATGGCAGGAACAGCACTAAGCATATTTTCACTGTTGTTTTTCAGTATGCTGGCCACTTGCCTTGAACTATCTCCGTAGTACACAGGTACACGCTGTAGTGCTTGGGCACCTGAGCCAGTCTTACCAAACTCAACTTGTAGATTACTGACCATTCTCATAAACTGTGTTATGAAACGTCTTATTTGACCATCATAGAAAAATTCTTGTGCCATTAATTATCTGCCTTAGGTTTCAATGCCTTGCTTAGGCTGGTGCGTTCTGTACGTGTCTTGCCGCTAGCATCAGTCCAAGTGCGTGTATTATTAATAAACGAACCTAGTTGTGTTTGGTTGTTAGCGCCCGGAGTCAGACCGGTACGGGCAACATCTTCCACCTTGTTCCAACGTGTACCGTCGTATCTAAATAGACGATTTGGCAAGTAGTCCAATCGTAGGAAATAGTCCCCAACATTGGCTGAAGCGGGAAACACAATGCCGTTGCCTACAGTAGTACCATTTGGTGCAGTGCCATCGCCTGACATGTAACCGCTTACTTTGGCTGTGCTGGTAATGGCCTGTTGATCAATGGTGTTGTTGACGTTGTCTGCTGTTATGTTGCCATCAACAGTGTCGGTGCCCGGAGGATCTGCCGGTCTACCATCGGGCATGACTGCCTTGGTATAAAGTATGCTGGTATCATAACCAGACTTGGGAACATCAAGTTCGGCCTGTGTGATCACAGCATCATTGATGTTTATGTACTTGTTCAAGGTGCTCAAGTAATCACCAATAGGTGCCGCGTTTGGATCCAGAGGATCACTGCTGATATTGCTGAGAATATCTTTGTACTCTTGGCTGGCTGTCATTGGATTCAGCTTGACACGCCATAAGTGTGGCCACCAAGTGGGGCTAAATCCTTCAGACGCAAACTGTGCATCGCTGACCACAAAGAAACGTTTGAGCGCAACAGGTACACTATCGTCTAGACTGTTGTAGTCCAGCAAGTGCTGTAGTTCTAGTACATCACCGTTGATCAGTTTACGTCCAATCAACTGCACCATGTCATTGATATGGAATACCATGAACAAGGTACCGGTCTGTATAAACAGACCAAATTGGCTCAAGTCAAAACTGTTGTCTTGTACTTGATAGATACCGCGGCCAACATACACACTGGTGTCGTACTTGCGATCACGGTTTTCTAAGAACAACAGGTCTTGTATGTTTAGTTCACTAACAGCGTCATATGCCGGCTTGGCCGGAGTAGCATCAGCAAGGTCTGCACCTTCTACACCAAGGTATTTGTGAATAAGAATACCAGTACCGCCCATAGTGAACATTTCCGAAATACGTCTATCGAAAAACTTGTAATCGTTACTGTGGGTACCGTCTTTCCAAAGGCTCAACCGTGGCATTTTTAATCCTTAATGCAGTATTTATGGGCTTGACTGTTAATCCATTTTATCGTATAATTGGGATATGCAACAGCAACACCAGGCCAATCGAGATCGTCTTGACGAGTGTTTAACAGCACTACAAGACACTAAAGATATGAAGGCCAAAAGCAGCCTATGGAAGTTCTACGAAAACTGCCGCCGAACTTGGATAGAATTGGACAAAGAAATGGTAGAATGCCGCAGGCGCCAGCGTGTAACACATAAGTATACAGAATTACAAGCCCAGTTTGATGAGTATGTAAAGCATTTTGAGCAGTGGATCATAATGGCCAAACTTATGTACTAATTGACAACAATACCAAAATACTGTACAATATAGTTTTTTGCAAGGAGCATATATGGCAATAGTAGCCGGAATCAAGATCAAAACCAAAGCACCACGTGCCACACGTATGGCCTTTGCAGACGAAAAATACACAGGTCCCGAACCACAATGGGACAGTGCGGCCGCCGAAGCAATGGATCAAACCGAATTTGATCACAATCTGCGTAAGAGCTTTTATTATTATAATTATCACTACAATCAAAAAGACACTAAAAAATACATAGTGGAGTGGATGCAAAACAACGGCTATCCTAAACAACAGGTCAGTGATTTTATCCGCAGTCCGGATCGTATGTTGTCAATGACTGCCTGTAGCATAGTAATGGCACACCGCGCTGGTATGCCAATGCGTGAGCGTCAAATGGAATTTATGCGTGAGCAGATTGCTGAAGTGCTGGCACAAAGTGAGCCTGAGGTGATTGAAGTTGCGGCCGCTGATAAACCCAAAGCCTATGTGCCTACTATTCAAGATCGCTTGAACGAACGCACCAGTGAGCTGATCGGTGAACTGGAAGGAGTGTTTGATGATGTCAGCCAAGGCATTGCCAACTCTACCAAATTGTATGACTTCTTGGTTGCCAACAATGTGGTGCAAGGTCAGCTCAGCAAGTATGAAGCTCTGTACTCTAAACGCCGAGAAGAATTAGTAGCCGCACAAGGCCGAGAAGACCCACAGCTCAAAGAAGGCTACAGTAACTTCAAAGCCGCAGACTTCAAACGTATGATTGCCTGGATTGACAATTTGTTGGCCGCAGTGGAACAATACCGTGGTGTTAAAAAAGCCACCAAGAAAGCTCGTGTCAAGAAAGCGCCCAGCAAAGAGAAATTGGTTGCCAAACTCAAGTATGCCAAAACTGATACTGCACTCAAAATTGTCAGCATCAATCCTGCAGACATCATCGGTGCCGCAGAGCTTTGGATCTACAACATCAAGACCCGTAAATTGGGCAAGTACGTGGCCGCAGGATATCAAACCTTGGGTATCAAAGGTACCAGCATTACTGGCTTTGATACAGACAAGAGCGTGGCAAAAACTCTACGTAAACCTGAAGAAAAGCTCAAAGAGTTTGCCAAATCAGGCAAAGTGCAGTTACGCAAGTTCCTAGATGACATCCGTGCAACGGAAACCAAGCTCAATGGTCGTATTGGGACCGATACTGTTCTCTTGAAAGTTCAATAAATACATTGAACCAAGAGAACATGTATGTCCGAACCCTACACAGGCCCAGTAAACCAAGAAGCAAATCTTACCGCAAAAGGTAGTCTTATCTCTGCCAGTCTCTATGATCCAGTGACAGGATCTGGACACGGAAAGATTGCCTATGACGAAAGTCAGCTCACAGCAGACAATCTAAAGCGCAAAGAAATCACGGACTATATTCGTCTGCGTTTAGGCGATCAGATTGTTGATGTAGAGTTAGACAAAGAGCACTATGAGCTGGCCATCAATCAGGCCATCATCAAGTATCGTCAACGAGCACAAAATAGTCAAGAAGAATCTTATGCATTCCTTGACCTAAAGCCCGAAACACAAGAGTACATACTGCCCAAAGAAGTCATGGCGGTGCGTCAGATCTTCCGCCGCGGTATTGGATCAGTCACAGGCACAACAGCCAGTCAGTTTGAACCTTTTGCATCAGGTTATCTGAACACTTATATGTTGGTGGCAGGTCGTGTTGGCGGCCTAGTCAACTACGAATTGTTCAGTCAATACCAAGAACTAACCATGCGTATGTTTGGCGGCCATATGAACTACACATTCAATCCTGTGACCAAAAAGTTGACCATTGTGCGTAAACTGCCCAGTCAAGGCCCCAATACCACAGACAATGTGGTCGAAGGTGTGTTGTTATGGATCTACAACTACAAGCCCGACAGCATGTTGTTCAACGACTATAGAACATTTCCTTGGCTACAAGAGTATGCCTACAGTTTTGCCAAACGTATTGTGGGCGAAGCACGTGAAAAATTTGGTACTATTGCAGGCCCAAGTGGTGGTACAACATTAAACGGTGGCACACTAAAATCAGAAGCACAGGCCGAAATGGAAGCACTTGAGCAACAGCTCAAAGACTTTGTTGACGGCAGCGAACCCTATACCTGGGTCATTGGATAAGTACAGTATGAAGATTAACGAAATCATTACAGAAGATCTAGATCCAGCCAAAGACCCCATGGTTGGTCTAGAAACCAAAACACCGCCACAAGAACACTCTGCGCCCATCAAGAATGCCACAACCTATCCCGATCAGAACATGAGCACTGGTAGTGCATACTTGAACTATCGTTTTGGAATTGCACTGGCCGGCGCACCGGACTTTCCAGCCGCCGCTGAACCCTGGATTGGTGGCGATCCCTTGTTTGCACCCTACACCAAAGAAGAAATGAAGATGATGGATGCGGCTGCCCGGATGGTAGGCGATACAAGTAAACGAACACATTCCAGCAGTAGAAGCCAAGAAATACCTACCACATATAAAACCAGTCCTGTTGCCAAACCCAAAAAGAACAAGTACGGTGTTTGACTTTTGTTACACTTTAATATAAAATGCTCCTATACGGGGCATTTTTTATGATCATAGGTATTTCAGGTTTTATTGGTTCAGGCAAAGACACAGCCGCCAACTACTTGGTGGGCTTTCATGGCTTTAGACGTGACAGCTTTGCAGGCGCACTCAAAGACGCAGTGGCCGCGGTGTTTGGTTGGGATAGAGAACTGCTAGAAGGTCTCACACCTGAGGCAAGACACTGGCGCGAACAGGTGGATCCTTGGTGGGCTGAACGACTGGGTATGCCGGCGCTGACACCACGCTGGGTACTACAATATTGGGGCACAGAAGTCTGCCGTCGTGGATTTCACGATAACATTTGGATTGCCGCACTTGAAAATCGACTGCGTAGTCGCACAGGCAACACAGTCATCAGTGACGTGCGCTTCCCCAATGAAATCAAATCAATCAAAGAAGCCGGCGGCACCATTGTGTGGGTACAGCGTGGCGTCATGCCACACTGGTACAGTATTGCAGAGCAAGCCAATCGTGGAGATACCAAAGCTCAAAAATGGTTGGCCGACAACAAGATTCACACCAGTGAAACAGCTTGGGTTGGCACAGAGTTTGATGTTGTGATTGACAACAACAGATCCGTTGAGAACTTGTACTCAGTACTCAAAAATCTGGTACAAGTGGACTAGGTCGCCACAGCAGTTTGCTTTTGGTCACTTCCTCCTGACAGTTCAAGCAAACTGTTCTCAAGTTGGTCCAGTCATTGTTGTTTAGATTACCATCCACATAGAACACACGACTCTGACCCAGTAACTTGAACTTGAAGTTACAACGTTCGCACTTTTCTTTTTTGGCATAGCCAGATCTGGCCCAGCTGGGTGCCTGTGGTTTCAGCCGACGACCTTTACGTAGGCATTGATCACACAACTTCCTGTAGTATACACGTTCTTCAACATAGCGATTGATGCCCACCGGGCGCTCTCTGCAGGAACATAAGGGTCTAGTCATACAGTATTTATACCGCGATCCTTAATTAAGGACAGGCAAACAGGCCAAAATTATATGCTATTGGTAAATATCAATAACATGTATTGAAAAGGAATAATACCATGGCACTAGTATCCCCAGGATTACAATTAACAGTTACAGACGAAAGTCAATATGTACCAGGCGCAGTCGGTACGATTCCTTTGGTCATTTTAGCTACAGCACAAGATAAAATAGCCAATGGCACAGCCACTAGCGGAACTACCAAGGCCACAGCAGGCAAGTTACAACGTTTCACTAGCCAGCGTGAACTAGTCTCTGCTCTAGGTTATCCAGTATTTAAGCAAAGTGCCGCAGGCACAGCCCTACACGGCGACGAACGCAACGAGTATGGATTGATGGCAGCCTACAGCTCATTGGGTTTGGGCAACGGCGCATTTGCTGTTCGTGCAGACATTGATCTAGCACAACTTGACGCAACATCAGTGCGTCCCAAAGGCAAAGTTGCCAATGGAATTTATTGGTTAGATCTAAACAATACCTCATTTGGTATCAACGAATGGACACAAGGCTTTGGTGACACTCCAGGTTATTTTACTACTAAGACACCTATAGTTATTACCAGCTTGGCAACACAAACAACAGGCGGCCCACTATATACTCCAGTACAAAGTGTTGGAGCAATTGGCAACTATGCAGTAGTGGTACAGTCTGATGTCACTTACGGTACAGTAAATCACATTTATTACAAAAATTCAGACAATTCTTGGGTTGAAGTTGGTTCTACTGATTGGGAAGGTTCTTGGCCAGCAGGTATCGCTGGAACACAAAACCCAGTATTGACTGGGGCTACCACCAGCAAAGTTAAAATCAACAACACCGAAGTTATTATTGAAGGTCAGGCCACTATCGGAACAATAGTTAGTGCTATCAATGCAGCCAACATAGATGGTGTCACAGTACTTGCTATAGATAATAGAATAGCATTTTACATCACCAGTGCCAGCGCCAGCAATGGTTCGATTGCTGATGGTCTAATGAGTATCACATCAGATGGTGTAACTTCCGATGTAAATGTTTGTAATGCCATAGGTGTGATCGATACTGAAATATCTGGTGTATTGTACGGCGGACCAAAATTGAATTTTGGCACCTATGTACAGGTACCTAGCTGGAGAGCCACAGATACTCAACCACGTCCTACAGGTAGTATATGGTTGAAGACCACTGCCAAGGGCAATGGTGCTAATCTAGCATTTAAAATTTACAACAGCACAAATGATCTGTTTACCAGCGTGGCAGCACCTTTGTATGCCAACGAAGAATCAGCACTTTACGGACTTGATCCTAGTGCAGGCGGATCAACCATCTCTATTGGTTCTTTGTATGTTGAATACAATGTATTTGAAGATGGTACGCCAACTTCTAAGGCATTCCGTCGTGCAGTCAGCGGTCAGGTATCAATCACTGGTACCACACCATTGACCACACCGGTATTCAACAGTGGTCATCAAATTGTACTACGTTGGACTGAGCCTGGTATGCCTGGTACTGATTCTCGACAATTTGCAGTTGGCGGAACCACCAGCGCGGCATTTGTGGCAGCGATTCTAGCACAAGATATTCCCAACATTTATGCTCAAATTGAAAGCAATGGTGCTATCACTATTATCCATCGCACAGGCGGAACAATTTATTTGTCAAACGTAGGCGGCGGCACGGCATTGGCCAGTGCTGGTTTCACCAGCAGTACAACCAATGTTCGCGTTAACTATGCCAACACAGATGAATTGGTACTGAGCGGTTTCCGTCCATTGACCTACACATACAGCACAGTTACTCCATATCAAGCACCAGCAGATGGTACATTATGGTATTATGGTGATCCTCTAGCAGTTGATATCTTGGTCAACACCGGAACAACCTGGCACGGTTATCTAAACGGCGGCATCGATGCACGTGGTTACAACCTGGCCAACACTGATCCAGCAGGTCCTATCTTGTCTGCTGTACAACCAGCAGATGGTGATCGTAGTGATGGCGGAGATTTGGTTCCGGGTGACTTGTGGATCGACACCGGCGACTTGCAAAACTATCCTAAACTGTATCGTTACAACGATGCCGCAGTGGGCAAATGGATCGCTATAGACAACACCGACAGCATCAATCAAAACGGTATCGTATTTGCTGATGCACGTTGGGACCATAGCGGTACAACTGATCCTATCACAGGCTCGTTGCCTAGTACAACAGAATTGTTGTCTAGCAAC